GGGCCAAAAAGCGGGAAGCGTTCCACTGGTGTTTCCGGCTCGGCCCGCTCCTTTGCTAGCTCGATGTACTCCGGGTTCAACTCGATCAGCACGGCACGATCTGTCCCTCGCTTGCCGCCTCATATCGCGGACACGACTCAGACCCATCCACATATCGCCGCAGATCGAAAATCGGCGCTGGCGTGATGTATGTCGGCGGGTATGTTGATCTGTCGTATCCGCCTCTGTCGTACTTGAGCTTTTTGCAGGCCGTAGCAGGGGGGAACGGAATGTACTTTTCCTCATCTGGTAGCGTGTGTTCGCAAAACGCGCAGATAACCCCCCAGCCAGGCGGCACCTGCGTATCGGATAGTATTTTTTCTTTCTGCGTCATTCTCCACTCGCTTTCTCTGCGGCCTCGCGCAACCATCCATAGCTATCGTCTATGTCTGGCGTAGCCTCATGGTACGCGAGAAATCTGTATAGGTCGATCGCAATCGCTTGCGCTTCGTCTCGCTCGCTGGTGAGCCGCTCGATCTCGTAAGACGCTGCCGCCATTCGATCGCGGAGACTGCCGCAGTGCGTCAGCAGGTCGCGTTCCAGGTCTGTCATGTCAGATCCCCCTGCCGCTCTGCACCGGTCAATCCCGATGCTTCCAGAAACTTTCAAAAAAACGAAACGTCGTAATCTCTGCCAGCCGCCGCCCCGAGCAAAACGCCCACGGCACGCCGTATTCTCGCCACATGCTCACTACGGATCGGTGCAGCGACTTCGCAATCACGGCGGGCCGTGACGCCGGTGACTAGGTTTGGGATTCGCATTGCAGTCGCTCCTTCCATTCCACCATCCTTTTCGGAAGGCCACTTTGTGATTCGAGCCTATTGGCGATAATCAGCAGTCTGTTTCGGACCAGCGCCAGGTCTGTGTGGTTTAGACCGACGATGTGCCATAGCAAGCCAAACGTGTCCTCGTCCTGCTCCAGTGCGTATAACGTGCTCGCGGCAAGCCGAGCAGCCATTCGGTCTAATGGGTCTTTCAGAATCATCTCGCCCTCGCTTTCTCCGCTGCCTCGGTCGTTAGATGCTGCGTTAAATCCGCAGACAACTCCCCGCACTCGCAGCACTCACGGCACGTCTGTGAAATTAGGACATGCTTCGTCGCTCGGTCGCAGTCAGGGCACCATGCTGTGATAACTACACATGGACCGTCGCATCCAATTAGTTCGTTCGTCATCATCCCCTCGCTTTCTCGGCGACCTCGCGGGTCGAGTATGTTTGGTCGCAATCCACGAACGACGAGGAATCCGCCATTACTTTTGGCGGCCCCATCGCCACACCTACAGACAGCGAAATTGCAACCCCAAGCCGAAACACTAGCGGAGGGTCGCTGTAATCATCGCGTGCCCATAGTTCCGTCTTTCCAAGCACGATGATCGCACCATTTGCCGTCTTCGGTAGTGGATCAACAATCGTCTCCAGCCGCACCGTCTCTTGCCGTGACTCAACCAGCAGTTCCAGGTGGCGATTGATTGCGTGACCAGCTTCATCGAGTTCAGTCCGCAACCGCTCGATCTCCATCTTGTCCGTACACCTGTGGCAAATCGCGTCCCTGTCGCACTCCAGCGGCCCGCCACACGAGCCGCAGGTTGCGTCCAGGTGAAAACGGCCGCCGAATAGGGTGTGCAGCCGCTCGATCTCATCAGCGGCGTCCAGGATCTGCTGATAGACTGCGCCGCACGGCATCAACGCGCCGTCTCGCATCTGGCTGACGATCGCTCGTAACTTGCTGCTTAGGTCACTCACAAAGCCCTCGCTTTCTCGGTAATCATTTTTCCGATTGCCAACCATGCGTCTAGTCGAGAAGTCCCGGCCCATGTCAGGCGATCGCTGACAAATGAGCCCCTCGGCCCATACCAGTACCCCATTAGGTTTCTTTCGTGGTTCCAGCCGTACTCGACCACGTAATCCTCTCTCGCTGCCTCTGCGCCGTCAACTATCGCCTGTAGCCGCTCTCGTTCCAGCTCCAGCCCCGCCACGATCTCATCGCCGCGCCGCCGTGCTGCCTGGACCTCGGCCAGCGCGGCATTGAGCCTCTCAATCTCGTAAGACGCCGCCGCCATCCTGTCGCGGCACGTTTGGCACGCGAGGCACGACTCGTTACCGCAGTGCGTCAGCAGGTCGCGTTCCAAGTCGGTCGTCATATCAACTCCCTATGCCGCTCGTGGTAGGGTCATCTGTCTAGTCCACACACCTTGCATAGCGTCGAGGACCATCCGGAGTAATCCTTGCCTGTAACCTGCTCGGCTGCTGGATGTTTGCAAAACCGCTGAATCACGCTGATGTGGGCTGCAATCCGTTCTAGTTCGGATCGCACGAACAACTGCGCTAGCCGTGCCTCAGCGATGCACCGCTTAACGTCATCCTGGTTGACTGGAATTTCCAGCATGCCAACCATTGAATACCGCTTTTCTGCGTCGTTCACGCTCAAACTCCCTCATCAAGTCTCTTTGCACAACTCGGACACACGCCGTTCCGAGCGGCAGTCTTCGGTGCCGCAGTGCGTCAATAGGTCGCGTTCCAGGTCGGTCATGTTAACTCCCTCTGCCGCTCTCATGCTTTATCGCCAGCAGTCCGCGGGTAGTAATTTCGTAATCGGAAACGCCGTCGATCGACACCCGAATCATCCCCTCATTCAGCAGCCGAGATACCGTCCGTGCGGACACGTTTCTGCTCGGTACGCCAGCGCCGAATGCAAGCACGGCGCTCATCCCGTCACACCCTGTAGCGTCCATAATCCAACCTCCAGCGAGGCAGCGGAGCACTCCGCGCTGGGCTTTAGTTAGCTTCATATCAACTCCATCTGCCGCTCGTGGGCCAATTATCCGGGCGGGCGTCCAAATGCACGGGTCGCACGCCAATGGCATCTCCGTGGGCTCACGGCCACGCCCGCCCGGTGAATCAGATCCTCTTCGCACAACTCGCACACCCGCCGTTCAGATCGGCAGCCGCAGCGGTCGCAGACGTACAGCACCAACGCCACCGGCGACGGCATCCAGCCCCACCACGGCGAGCGGGGGCAAAATGCTTCGTGGGTGGATAGGGGTGCGGTCAACCGCGCTTCCTTTCCCGCTCGGCAAACATGGCGTCGGCAGCATAAATGCTCAGTTGTACTGCGCTGTCGATCGACTCCTGGTACGTGTATCGCTTCTCGCTGCCGAGAGCGAACATGGCATTTAGGATCGCAGGCAGCGCAGTCGCAGCGAAGTAGTCGCGGAGTGTCATTGCTATCTTCCATGTCAGCTTTCGTCCGATTGTTCGCCTGGTTTCTTTCTTGGCTTCCCTTTGTCTGATCGTGTCCTGCGAGACTTGGTTTCCGAGCACATGTCCTTGGCTGCCTCAGCGATCTCCAGTTTGCGAGACGCTTGCGCAGCGAGGTCTTTCAGCTTGTCGAGGTACTCTGCGAAGGAGAGTCCTGACTCGTCTTTTTCTCGGATGACGGCTGCGAGTTCAGTAAAGGCGAGTTCGATTGGTTCTTGGGTTGCCATTTTGGTCCTTTCAGTGTGAAGACGTGTCGCCGATTGATGCTGTCGTGATACGAGTGGATTTTTGTTTCGTCAAGCGGAGACGTTGCGTGAAGATGTATTTCCCCGACAGAAAGTTCGCCGCCGTGCATTGAGATAATTGCCGTGAGTAGCCGCCTTGCGCTTTTCAGTTCGTTTCTCAGGAGCCTCACTTCATTTTGAAGGGAGTGCAGATCAAATTCAGTCAGATTGCTCATGTCATCCCTCCATGCCCTGGGTCGCTTTCAACTGCTTTCGCTCTTCTGCAAATGGAACCCTGCCATCGAATGCGTATAGCGCTGTCGAGTAAGGCATCTTCAATCTCTTGGCGAGCTGGCTTATTGACTCGCCGGGCATTCTCTGGTCTCGAATAGCCTTTCGTCGCTCCTGAAACTGCTTGTTCATTGACTCTCTAGCGACTTCAAGACAGTTGATGCCATTCAGTCTACGCCTCAAGAGGCCGTTTTCTTTGAGCTGCCGCACCCGTTCTCTCGTTACACCGCCAAGCGCCTTTTGGCAGTCAGCAGTGGTCATGTTGTCGATTATGACTGGCGGTGGAGGATTCTTTCTTGGAATCGGCTTCCCACTTAGCCTTGCACCAACTGTGCCGTCTTGGATGTATTTGTATGCCGATGCGGAGCATACGCCAAGTCGTTCCTGAATGTCTTTTACTGACAAGCCATTGTAAAACAGCTTTGTGCGAAAGGTCTTGCCGTCGATGCTTGCTTCGAGCGTCCCCCTCCGGTATCTCATCCAGGCGGTAAAGAGCTTGATTCCAAGGATTTCAGACCATTCACTGATCGTTTTTCCTCGAACAAGAACCCTGTTGTACGATCTTGGCATATCGGCCCTTCCAATGAATTGTACACACCCATTATTACCCAAAAACGTCTTGATTGCAACGTGGGTTTGGCAGATAATCGGCGATGGAGGTAGTCCTATGTCAGATAGCGCAATAACGGTCACGCCTGAGCAGGCAAAAGACCGCAGGCGATTTGTAAAAATATACAACAAGCAGCAGTTGTTCTTTAACTTGGACTGCTCAATTCAGGGCTTTGTTGGCGGTCGCGGGATCGGGAAGACGAAGATCGGTTGCATCAAGTTGATCTACGCCGCCAGGAAAAAGCAGCCTTGGATGGTCATTTCCCCTGATGCGAACGTGATCGAGGACACGACTTGGCCGTGCTTTGAGGAAACGGCGCAGGATCTTGGCGTCTGGGTTCGTGGCGTCCGGCATCCGATCCATAAGGCATGGATCAAGACGTTCGATGGCGGGATGACTAATGTTGTGTTCAAGGGGGCTGAGCGTCCTGAAAAGCTGCGTGGTTCGAGCAAGGCTGGTATCTGGTTTGATGAGGCGAGTATCATGCCCAAGGAGGCGTATTTGTACGCCATGCCTTGCTTGCGTTACATGACACCTCAAGGGCCTGTGATGGGGCCGTGTTTTATGACCTTCACGCCAAAGGGCAGGACGCACTGGACGTTTGATGTGTTCTTTGAGGCCAGTGATGGGGCCGAGGCTGCGATCTTTGGCGCTGACAGGAAGAAGACCCCCGGCCTGTATCGCTCGGGCGACTACGTGGACATTGGCGGCCAATGGTATCGCGTGAAGGATCGCGTGTCGCTGGTGACGGCGGCCACGACTGAAAGCCCGTTTCTTCCTGAAGAGTTCTACGACACGCTTCGCAGTCAGTATAACACTCTGTTGGCAGAGCAGGAGCTTGGCGGCGAGTTCGTTGATATCGAAGGATTGATGTTCCGTCGCGAATGGTTCAAGTTCTGCGATTCGGTTCCTACTGATGCGCTCCGAGTTAGGTATTGGGATTTGGCTGGAACAGAAGATTCTGGGTGCTGGACTGTAGGGACGCTTCTGGCCAAGACTCCAGACGGCAAGTTCTACGTCGAGGACGTTGTCTCTGGACAGTGGTCTGCAATGGTTCGTGATGGCATGATGTGTGAAGTGGCTCAGCAAGACAAGTACAAGTACGACAATCAGGTCATCGTGTACGTCGAGCAGGAGGGCGGTTCGGCTGGAAAGAACCAGGTCCAGCAACAAATTCGCATGTTGGCTGGGGTTCCCGTGTACAAGGACATTCCAGTGCGGTCCCGCGGAACCCAGACGAAGGAAGGACAGAAGGTTCCGGGGTTTGCCAAGATTGTCCGAGCGAGACCTGTTAGTGCCCAGGTAGAAGCAGGAAATGTATACGTCCTCCGCAATGGAATGTGGCGTGAGCAGGACGTGGGAAATTGGCTAAGTATCGTCGCGGGCTTCCCGGAGACAAAGCGAATGGATGAGGTGGATAGCCTTAGTGGCGCTTTCAATCGCATCCAGGAACGTAGCGTGGCGAATCCTGGCGACATTCTAGCTGTGAGTGGCCAGTCGAGGGCAGCCATGAAGTACGGGCCAGGTATGGGTGCTGGCTGCAATACGCCGACGTTCCTGGATGGCGGCTCCATGCCAAGGGTTCATCGTGCGTTGAATTTCAGTCGGCATTAGCGCAGGATGATATCGTACAACTTCCGTCCCAGCGCCCCAACAATCTTGCTGTCCCGCGAGAACAAGGTCATGTCGGGCTCGGGAAACTGGACCCGCTTTACGTTGAGAGCCCCAGGTCGGTTGCTGCATAGACGGAGCGTACCATTTGGCACCATAACGGCAACGATACCTCTGTCTGTCACTGCGAAATTCACGTCTCCGTGTTCATGGCAGATTTCGATGCAATCCTTAGTGTTCTTTTGAATGCGGTATAGTAGCATCTTGTACTGGCCGTGTTGTTCAGCACAGGCGACGAACGCGCCTGACTCGTACTTCGCATCCAGAATCTGCCACCCTTCAAGTTCGGATAGCTGGTGCTGGTAGCACTTACCAGACTCAGGGAAGATGCTGAGCAGGTACTTGCCCAGCAGATTTTGAATCACACATCCTGGGTATGTTCTCGTTGCTGGAAGGTCTGCGATTGATCCGACCTTGCGGACAGTGGCTCGGATTGTTCCGTTGACCTCGTTGAAGACCACCTCGGAAACAGCGGTGTCGCCAACGGCATAAGCCCTGCCTCCACTGACAAATACTCGCTTAGCGTTGACGGCAATATCAACTGGATCTCCCATGTCGTCAATGAGGACCAGGCTTCCATTCTCGACGCCAACGGCAATCGCAGTACCTTGCAGTGGTGTGAACACGTACAGGAACGGGTCTGTATTCACAATAGGTCCGAAGACTCCAGTGATGTCGTCGTCGCGCATGTCGATCTGCTTTAGTTCTACAAGACCCGAGCTTGCTGCCTGTAATGGCACTTGGGCCGCGCTGATTGTCACCGAAACTGCTCCGCACGCATCTGGGGCTGGGCCTCGCTTGCCATTGTCTAACACGTCTATCAGCCAGCCTCGAAGTCCAGTTGGAATGTCGGACAGCGGTCGGCAGGCGCGATTGAATTCTGTCCCTGGGCGAAAGAATGAGTGGTGCGCCTTCATTCTCGGGATCATGGCCGCATTGGTGTCCAGATGCTTCCAGTCGGGGTGGAAGGCCGTGTATGGGTGAATCCCCGCCCACAACCACCCGAGCACCACGGCGATGCTGTACCAGTCAGAGTCAGGCGTGAACGACTGCGCCGACCAGTCTCGAATCGCTGGCTTGATTGCAGTTCCTGGATAGCTGGCAGTCTGGACGCAACTTGTGTCGATCAAGTAGGTGAACTTCAGGTCGTGTCGGACCAGCCAGTTGGTTTCGTTGGGGTCCACGAGCACGACGTTGCTGGCATGGCAGTGGCGAACGATCTCCAGAATTTGGTCGGTGATCTTTGCTACGCCTGAGTTGTCAATGCCTTGCTTGCGGCGGAAGGCATTGGTGAACAGCTGGCACAGGACCAGTGGCTTGATGTCGGGCGACTTCGGCGCGTAGCTGTCGTCCACGAATTTCATCACCTCGCCGCAGTGCTGCTTACCAGAGTCGAGAAGCTCTGCCGTGGGGAGAACGACGCCTGGGTGATTCAGTCCAGCGAGTTCTCGAATCTTGCCGATAGGAATTGCTTGCTTGGGGTTGTGGTAGACACAGTAAGCTGTACCGCCCTTGGCAAACACCTTCTTCTCGCCACCCGCTGCCACGAAGTCTCTGTCAGTTAGTGTGACGCGGGACGTTCCGCCCTTGATGTAGTAGGTTGGCATCTTCAGTCCCCGTCGTAGAGGGCAATCATCGACAAATCATCCTGATTGACAATGCCATCTTGCTCCAATTCCTTGAGGACACCCCGTAAGTGACGGACCATGAACTTACCTCCCATGCGTCTGAAGTCCAGAAGTCGCAGAGCAAGTTCCTTGTCGAACGGGACGGATGCGCCGTTCTTTGTGAACGAGAACGCGCCGTCAGACATGGCAACTATCATGTCGCTGTGCTGTGGCCACAGGATTTGACAATGATTTGAAATGCTGCCAAGGCCAACGTCATACCCAGTAACTAAATCGACGTTGAGGGCGGGATTGAAGTCGATGCCGGAAATGAGGTAGCGTGGGTAGTATGGTGCTGGATCGTAATGATTTGCGTACACCGACCACTGCTTTGATTCTCTGTTTCTGCAAGCAAGAACTCCGTCTCCGATAATGCAGGCTGCTAAATTTCTTCCGTTCGATCTGAGTATGGCAAGCGTTGCCGACACGGAATCGGTTTCTGTTCCAAGTAGCAGTGCTTGCGCGCAGGCTCGTTGCACTGAGAGCAACTGAATCTCACTGAAGCCACTCACGTTTCTGTAGTGAATCGCCGCGTGTACGAGCAATCGAGCGCCCACGTCCGTGTGGGCGTCGATTTGCTTCCCGTCTCGGTCCTTGACGACGGAGCAGCCGTCGCTAAGGGCCGCAAAGCCTTCGCACGAAGCGCAGTAGTCTTGGCAGACTTCATGCGACTTCCCGATGACATAGTGGTGACTGCTCCGCATTTTCTAGTCCTTTCTTTGGTTTTAGTGCGGTGTCGAGAATTTGGAAAGCCTTATGCGCCACCCTGGCCGGACTTGCACCGACTCTTCTCCGAGTTACATGTTACGGAGCGTACTGCTCGGTATACACCACTGGGTGTTTTAGTCACGGCGGCAGGATTTGAACCTGCGATCTCGTGGTCCCAGGCCACGCGCGATACCAGGCTTCGCTACGCCATGATAACGCCTGCCTGGATTACCCTATCCCAGCAGGCGGTTGTCTACGCAATAGTATCCACGGCTCCGTGAATCTGCAACTTAAATTGCAATATCACTGACAAAACAGATGCAAACTGCCTTGGCTGGTAAAATCTGTCTTGCAATCTGTTGTGGATTAGGTAAGCTATGGTCACTTCAGGGCCGGACAGCCAATCGCAAAACTCATTCTAGCTCCTTGCGTGTCCTTCTGCCTGTCCGGCCTTTGGGCACCTTGGGGCTTGAATGTTTTGGAGATCGTCATGGCACGCAATTCTGTAAGCATGTCTCATGCGGAGAGTCTGCGCAAGCAGTACGCGAAATCCAAATCTATTCCGCGAGAGTATCCTGTTGAAAAAACATGCTTCAAATGCGGAAAAACAAAGGCGTCATCGGAGTTTTATAAGCACCATCAGATGGCAGATGGATTGCTTGGAAAGTGCAAGGAATGCACAAAAAAAGATGCGTCTGCCAGCTATTACTCCGACATTGCCAAGCATCAAGAGTATGATCTTAAAAGAAATGCGACGCCCAAGCGTAAGCGGCAGCGAATTGAGTATCAACGGAGAAGGCGGGCTCGCAATCCAGAAAAGACCAGGGCGTATAACTTACTAAACAAAGCAGTCCGTGGCGGCCGTGTAACTCGACAGCCGTGCGAAGTCTGTGGTGAGCTAGAAGTAGAGGCTCACCACGACGATTACAGCAAGCCGCTTGATGTTCGATGGCTGTGCGTTAAACATCATAGGCAGCATCATGGAAAGATGCGGTATTTAACGTAATTAGAACGGAATAGAGTCATCAGCGTCTGGTGGCGGGGTGTGGGTTTGTTGCGGAGGCGGCTGTTGTTGTGGCGGTCGGCTGGATGGCTGCTCTCGTCGCTCGTCGCCACCTTGCGGCTTAGACCCGAGCATGACCATTCGCTCGGCAATGACCTTGACCTTGGATCGCTTCTGCCCGTCCTTCTCCCAGGACTCTTGTTTCAGTCGCCCTTCGACTAGGATGTTACTGCCCTTGCGGGTGTACTCCCCTAGCACCTCTGCGCTGCGACCAAAGAACGTAACGTCGATGAAGGAAACGTCGTCAACCCACTCACCGGCCTGATTCTTCCGCTTGTCGTTGACCGCCAAGCCGATATCACAGACGGCTGTCCCTGACTGCAGGTATTTGAGTTCCGGGTCTCTGGTCAGGTTTCCTGCGATAACGACCTTGTTGAAACTTGCCATGTCGTGCCTTTCATTCAAAGAGTCTGCCTTGACGGCTGTCGAAGATGTTCCTGGTTGCCTCGTCAACTTGTCGCTCCAGCCTCTTGGACTGTTCCAGAGCGGTCCCGGATCGGGTGCGGAAGAAGTCCTTCTGCGCCGTCCGCATTTCGTTCACGAGCTTTGCGTACTCATTGATTGTCATCGAGCAAGTCCTTTAAGTTGATTCCCTATCCACCATTGCCGCGCATCTTTGTACTCGTCTGGCGGCATGACGACTTCCACTTTGCGTTTCAGGTTCTTAGATAGCCTGCTTGCTGTGATTATGGCTCCTTTATGCCCTGGCGCACAGTGTAGGCAGCCAGTGCAGGTTGTTTTACAGGAGTCGATCGTCCCTCGTTTCTCTGGTTTGGTGTCGTTCTCGCCGATGACGATGATCCTGCCTGGAACATGGCGCTTTAGGTACTCAGCGAGCACTAAGACGCCTCCGATATTGGATGGCCTGCCCAGAGCCGCAAGTCCCGCGTCGATTAGCGCAGCAACGTCTGATGGCCCTTCGACGACGTAAACGGTCCCGTTGCCATTCCACCAGAACTGCTTGCAGAAAACTCCTGCATTGGATGTTCCGTAGAGCGTCTTCTTTTCTCCGGTTGGGTATCGTCTGGTGATGCCGATGATTATGCCTTTCGAGTCTCTGGAGGGGAACGCGGACCACTGCTGTCCGTTGCGGTCCCATCCGACTCCGACGTAGAGGTCTTCCAGGGTCTTTTCGGAGACGCCAAGAGTCTCAGAGAGCGACTTCCTGGCGTCTTCTGCCTTTCGGTCCTGAAAGCACTTCTCGGCTATCTTTGTGGCGTCCTTTTTTGGTTTTGGCTTTTCCTCTTGTGGCTTGACTTCAGGGAGTGGTTCGGACAGTCGATGAATCCAGGCGAGCGAGCCGTCGCGGGTCTCTGAGGTCCAGCTCGATTCGACCTTCGTGCAGCGAGCCAGCTTGCCATCGGCCGACCGCGTGCAGAAGTGGTCCCTGCCGCAGATCGGGCATGGCTCTCGCTTCGTGACTCTGACCCATAGCGACTTACTGTACATGGCCTGCCATTTCTATCGAATTTACAGCATTCGTGACGAGCTGAAGCGCGACGGAATGTCGTCCGGCTTCTCGAACATCGCCTGGCACTTATGGCACTGGTACACGAACCGTTCGCCCTGCATGAGTTGTGGCTCACCGCACATCGGGCAGGCTACGAATAGTTGCTTTTCTGGCCGAGGCTCAGGCTCCCTGTTCTTTTTCCCACTGTTCTTTCTCTTTCCTTTCTCTTTCATGCTGCAGCTCCTGAAAACATTGCTTAATGGACATTCTGTGTCTGATTGTGAATCGCTCACTGGTAGAGCTGGCAGCATATTGCATCGCTGCTGCGTCGATATACATGGTGAACTTTCCGTCGTCGCCCATGTACAGCCTATTCCATGTGCCTTCTGTTAGGATTTGCTTGGCGTCAAGCTGGTTCAATGCGAGGTTGTCGAAAGCGACCACCGAGCGACTGATCGACAGCAAGGCCGGTAGCTTGGCTTTCCAGTGCAAGAGGCTCTGCTGGACATCTTCGCTCGGGTTCACGCCGCGCCCGAATGACTTGTACCCAAGGATCAGGATCTTGCGACCTTGTTCCAGCATCTTGGCAGCTTGACTGGGCTTGTCTATTCCGGCAATGAAGTGGATGACGGTGTTCTCGTTGGCGTAGGTATTGATCTGCTCTTCAAATTCCTCGGCGTAGCTGATTCCAAGCCCATGCAGGAATCCTGCGTTCCTGAGTGCAGCGATGGTGAATCCATTGTGCTGCACTGGCTGTTCAAGGTGCTTCGCGTTCACGGTCAGGTTGACAATCAGGTTGCTCGACAAGTATCTGAGCAAGACCTCCAGGCATGGGTGGTCCAGCGGGTTCCCGCCGCCGATAGCAACCTCGACGCCATAAGGCAGGCCGCGGATCAGGTTTTGAATGTCTCGCGTGGTGGCGTGCTTCCCGTTTGGGACTGCAGATTCATGGCAGAATGGGCATCCAGCATCGCATGAGTTGGTAATCTTCATGTCGATGCTTTCAGGGAACGCTGGCTGTGGCGTGGTCTCTTCGCGCCAAGTGCGGGTCTTGGTGCCATCTGGGTAGATGCGAACCCGAATATTCCCGTTCATGTACGACGCAAGCCATCGCCGCTTTTCTTTAGTCGTGGTTGTCATTGTCCGTAACCAGGATGCTGTTTGGGTTGAAGATGAAGGCGCGAAGGGATTCCTTGGACTCAAACGCTTCTCCGCAGGCGTCTCCGCATCTGATGTGGCTCTGGCGGTCGATGTAGCCCCATTCGGAAGTAAACGGGTCGCTCTCGAATGGAACGAACTCTACTTTCGCGCCGGTCTCTTCCTCCAAGACTTCCCTCAACATTGCTTCTCTGCTTCCGTCCGGGTCGCCCCCTGTCTTGACGTAGGTTAGGCAATAGGACGCCTTGCTCCAGGGATCACGGTAAGACTCTTGTTCCCATCCGAATTCGCCAGGAAGGAGCCGAAGAATCCCATTGTCAGTTCTGTAAAACGTGTCGGGCTTGAAGTCTCCTGGCGTGATGCAAATGGAGTGAGTTGATGACGAGTTAGTCTCGAACACTCTATGACGGGTCACACTCGGCATTGCGCGTACACCTTTCTTTGGTTGCTTGCGATTGGCGTGATTTGGTCTTCCATGCGCTTCGGCCTAGTGCCCCGCTACGTGCAGCAAGCGGCGGGGTTAGTGAATTTTGGGATTGTCCGTGGCATTTCAGTGCAAGCGAGGTCGTACTTGTCTGCCTTTCCACTATTGAACGAGATCCACCATTGGTGCTTTCTCGGACACTTAATCAGAAGGCTACAGAGCGAATCCAATTTTCGTTCGTCGCCGACGGCAATCGCTACGTCAGCGCCGTGGATGTTCTTCGTCTTCACGGGCACTTCCAAGTGCTCGGCGCAGGCCGTGAACTGCTCTCGGCTGACGCCGCCAGCAATGTACTCGAACTCGCGATCCTTGTCATCGCGCCTCTTCCAGCTCCTGGATGTTGTGATCGGGTGGCCATACCTGGCAAACTTGGCTAGGGCAAGCGCGGAGGCAAGCATACCTGCAGCATCTTCCGGTGAAATTGGGTGAAACTCGATTTTAGGGTGTCTTAGTCGCTTGTTGACAAACACTACAGCGACCTTATCTTGCTGAACGGTCATTCGCTCGCATTCATGGCGCAGGATGAACCGATTAAGGCTTTCGACTGCATCTATGGGGCAGGTCGCCCAGGACATTTCTTCTTGCGACTGAAAGCACCTGGAGGCGTGCCTGGACCATTCAGCCAACTTCCGTTGGCGGCAGACGGCGCAGGTCCAGCGGTTGCAAGGCATGTTGACGTGGACGACGGAATCGTCCTTGCGCCTCAAGACAAGCGGATAAGAGCTTGGACACTTCATGGCTTTGTCCTCGACGGGACTGCAGCCAGTCGGTTCGCGACATAGAGCGGGTTGCGCGTCTGGCTGCGACAAGGTTAGTACCGCCAAGCACAAACCAGCATAGAGCCGAAGAGTGCAGCCAAACGCGCAGCCAGCTCTACATTGTTTGGACTTGGCGGATTTGGTCCTAATCTTGTCACCGCCAAGTATGTCCATTCCCATTGTCCGTGTCAACACGAGTTTTCTACGCTCTGCCACAAAACCAGAAAATCAGGTTGAACCAGAGCATAAATCCGAAGGTAAATCGAGCTGTCATTTGCCGTCTCGCTCCTGTTTGCGTTTGATGGCGTGGTACACTTCCATACGGTGAACCGGAGTTTCAGCGGGAGCGTCAATACCGATTCTGACTTTATTGCCTCGGATTTCAACAACCCGAATGACAATGTCGTCGCCGATCTGAATCGCCTCATTCATAAGCCTTGAGAGGACAAGCATTGCAAGATTCCTTCCTGAAGATCCAGAGAAACTAACGCAGTTCTTTTGACGCCACAACCCTGGCCCTGTCCAGTCGCCTCTTGGCGGCCCAATACTCTTCCCTTGCTTCGTCCTTGTCTTCAGGCCCAGATTCGAGCAGGATGGCCCATAGGCGCTCTTTTTCAGCAGCAAGCTCCATCAGACCCGAAACTGTCCCAGACGACAGGGAACGCGGCCTAGACGCCTTAGACGCCCTCATTTGCGCTGCGACAATGTTCGTGGGGCTCGGTGGCCTCACAAACGCCATTTTCGGCATAAAGACCTGTGGAGGGTAATACCCATTCCCGTATAGTTTCCGATATCCCCATCCAGAATTGTTGTAGACGCTACCGTCCCATCCCCATTGGGATTGTGGTCCGAACTGTGGTATCTGCCCGAGCATGGCCATTGCCATGATGACCGCGTTCATTTCTGGTCTCCGACAGAAAACAGGTGATCGAACGAGAGCGCGTCGTCGGCGCTGACTCCCGCCAGCGAGTCGAGCTTGGAGTCGTCTACTCTGCACAGCTTGGCAGATTCGGGGACGTAGGCAGCGAAATGGAACGCCATCTTGGATAGCCAGCGTAGGTCGTTCGGCGTCGGCATTGGGTACGCTCCGCTGATGTGTTGATGCCTGCTGAGCCACTTGTCGAGCAGCACGGAGAAAGTCGCTGCCATCGCGGAGATGTGTGCGTGATTTATCAGGTCGGCTTGGATCGCGGCCTTCTGCTGCGCCGCAATGACCTGCCTTTGCTGTTCGACTGCAACTTGGTTCGGGTCCATGCAATCCTCAATTCAGGAAGATCGCAGGAAGTTTCCCGCGATCCATGTGTGGCTGGGTGGACAGGATGAAGTCAGAAAGTCGTTCTGCAATGATGCCTCGTTCAATCTCGGATAAGTGGCCCATGCACGGTTCGCACAGGCCGTAGCCAATAATGCGGTGGCGATTGATCGGCACGTTCAGCATGATGGCGTCTCTTCCTCTTGGAATCCAGCACGCAGCCTTTGATGCCTGATCTCCACACAGCAGGCAGCAAACGTAGCCGTGCTTGATTTGCGATTCGATTTCCAATAGGCATTCAGTTGCGATATCAGCAACTTCTCTATCCATTGATTCCTCGAAGTAAAAAACCACTGCCCCCTGGTTGATGAAAGGGGTAAGCAGGGGGCAGTGGCACATGTCGGGTTTACAAAGCGAACACCGACCAACGCTCCCATGCTGACCTGACACGACAGCCAGCTGATGCCGCTGGGGCGGCACTGCAAGTACCAGACCCTTGCGCAGACATTTCTGCCACGGTCCCATGTACGATGTCTGCCGGGTGGCAGTTATTGGCGATCAGGATCTGATTCCGAAGATACTAGATCACAAATTTCCTCCTTCGACACAGGATAGACATGCTTAGCGGGCCGCCATTTTCCTGACTCGTCCTGGAAGACGTAGATGTTCATGCACCTATCCCCAAGATACATAGCATCAACGAAGATCCATGAATCGGGAACGGGCGATGTGTCTTTGCTTAGTTCTGGCGGTGGGGACCAATACTGCTTCCACCTGCCGGAATCATTGGATGCAATCACGTTTTGACGCGATTCTTCCATCGGCGTTTGGGATTGATTCATGTCACGCTCCTTTCTCTAATAAACAGGCAGGCGGCCAAAAATCCAAGAAACGACTTGTCGTTCCGGTCGCCGCAGTGTGGACACGGACGGCGCGGATACTGAAACGTCTTCGTTCGGATGTCGCACGATCCGCACCGCCGACATTTCCACGTAAACATCCGCACTCGTCGGCGATTCCTTTCGCGTAACGTCATCTCACCTCCCAAACAAAAGGCGTAACTACGGTTGCACCCGAGCGGAGTACCGCCGGGTGAACCTCGGGTGCTATTTGGACTGTCCCAGCAGCGAACAACCGGGAGGTGCCCACGTGAGGTTGCCGCCGCACGAACCGCCGTTGGGTATGGACGCGGACACGGCGTCGCGCGGTTGCTCGGTTTCTGGCGGATTTCTGTCTGCCGAATACCAGTTTTCACGAGCGTTGGCCGCACGGTCAAATGCGTCGAGGCAATCGACTAAATACTGCGCCAGGATGAAGTCCGGCGTGTTACTGCCTTGCTCGGCGCTTACGCTGTTGACTGCATTTTCGATTTTATTTCGCAGGTCCGATTTACTGTACGGCATTTCGCAATCCCCCAAAAAGTGAACGTTAGTTGCGGCTGCACCCGAGCGGAGTTCCGCCGGGCATAGTGGGACCGGAGGGACTCGAACCCTCCGCCGTTGGCCCGCTACTTGATTCGCGGTATGGTCTGCCAAACCACTCGGCTACCGTTGCGGTCCCACGCCGGTCTCTCCCGGCTGTCACGACTGATCCCGGTTATTGACTTATTCGCCGGACTCCAGCGGTGTCGTGGCTTGCAATCGCTAACCGCGATCCTTGCTGGCTGTACCCCGTGTCGTTCCGAGGAATACTCGCGTCAACAGACGCCTCGTGCGGTAGGTGCTATCTGTAAGCAGCGCGGGCCGGATTCTCACCGGCAGCGGCAACACCTCTAGCCGCGTTATGGCTTTCTGCTGAGTTCCAAGGTCGCCTCTCGGCTTCCGCGCTGACTAATCCAAGCGGGACCGGCAGGACTCGAACCTGCACCAGTTTCGCCGAACCTGCCAAGTAGCAGGGTATCAACTGGCGGTGAGCGTCAGCTATGTTCGCTCCGGCGTCTACCATTCCGCCACGGTCCCATATGATCCACCTATTTCTTTGCGCGGCGCGGGTGGTTCGGCTACAGACACGCGCCTCGGTATGCGGCCAGCCTCCATCGAGCCTTGCGGCAGGCTCATCGGGAATCTGGCCCATGTTTTCGAAGGTCTGCCAGCCTGTAGCCGCTGGCGGGAAAAAGAGCGCGAACATTTTTTGCCTCAGTGGTGATTATCGAAGAATCGCTGCAAGGACGCACGCCACCATTCCAATGGCACATGCAAGCACGACTGCTGCAGACCAGGACTGCCTGTTGATTTTTCGCATCCGATATCGCAGGGCCTCGTCTCTCCAGTCCATTTCCTGTTCTCGTTTCCAGTAGTCCATTGGAGCCCTCCATTTCCAGGGTAGGTGGCTTCTGCGTTCTACGGAATAATATCCAGGGAACATGGGTTTTGCCAAAACTCGGCGCAGATTTTATGCCACAAGGCGACTGGGATTTGGTGGGTGGTGATGACTTGATTGTCGAGCGTCGGCTTGCGGTCTGGTTTGTCAGCACCCCAGGAAATGAACCGCCTCGGGTTGGGCATGACGGGCTTGATCTTGTGCTCAGCCAGAACCCGGCCGACGTGCATGTCTTCAGGGCCAGCGAGAACGGTCATGTGGGTGGCGATGATTTCAGCGGCACGCCTGGACAGTCCGTAGCCACCTCCGCCTGAACAGTAACCTCGCCATCGCTTGCCTGGCTCATTGCCAAAATAGTCGCTACCAAGCTGTTCGTAGTGCAAGAGCCGTTCTGGAATTAACAGAGAATCGTTGTCCGCTTTGAACGCAGCGGTAGCATCCGTGGTCAGGAACCACTGACAGAACGCACGGGTTCTCTGGGGCAGGGTTCTGTAGTCGGTTGGAGTTGGCAGCAGCAGGGTGTCGCCGTGGCGCTCAGTTTGACCAGAAGGTGAGCCACCGCGCAGGAATACCACGTCAATGCCAATGGCGGTGGCGTGTGGAATCCAAGTGCTGCGACAGAGATCGTCTCGGTCGCTGTGTTGTTCACAGGATAGTAGACCGATTACAATCTTGGTCATTGCCTCAATCTTTCTCGGAATCGAGTCCCGCTCCAGTCGTCTCGCCTTCTTGCGTAGAACACAGGGATAGGCAGGTCATCGCCAACATAAGGCTCGCCAATGTAGTCATTTCCAAGGATTCGCACGGACGGGCGCACGGCAAGGATCAGGTCGTACAGGTCTTGCTCGGTCTGGTACGGAATGACTTCGTAGACGTGCCTCAGTTGGGACAGTAGGTATCCTCGCTCTTCAAGGGTCAGGACGGGCTTTGGTTTGCCGCGCTCTAGGGAAGGGTCTTCGTGAAGCGCGGCAATGATGCCAGTGCAGGCACCTGCCTCGATAGCTTGTTCCATTGCCCAAACGTGGCCTGGGTGTGGAAACGGACTGAACGCGCTGGCAAGAAGCCCCAGTGTCATAGGTCAAACCCAGAGGAAACGGCATCCCGGTAGAACATTTGGACCGTCTCCAGCGAGAACTGATTCAGGTCTTTGCCGAACAAACTCATTTTCTTGATGAACTCAGGAAAGAGCGTGACGATATGGCAGCCGCACTCCTGTGCCTGGATGATATTGTACGGCTCGCGTGCGGATGCCCACAGCACTTCAATAGGCTTCCTTTTGGCGAGATGCACTGCCGAGCGAACAATTGGCTTGCATCTCTGGCCTGCGTCACTGATCCGTCCACAAAAGACCGAGAGGATGGATGGCGCGGTGTCGCTTAGGGCCTCGCACGCTGCGGTGATCTGCTGGATGGTGAACACGGCTGTCAGGTTGATACAGACGCCTTCTTTGCCCAATTCCGCAACTAGCGGTAGGGACGACTCACCGCGAGTGTTGGTGATGGGGATCTTGACATAGACTGACTGCCCTTGATCGGCGATCCAGAGGGCTTGTCGCTTCATTTCGTCAAACTCGTCGGCGATGACCTCGAAGCTGGCGGGTTTGTCACCAGCGATGGAAATGACCTCGCGAATGAACTCCTTGTAGTTGCTCACGCCAGCCTTTTTTGCAAGACTGGGATTGGTCGTGACGCCCAGAACGCCTGGGATTTGAAACGCGGCTTTGATTTGGGCTACGTCGGCTGTGTCAGCGAAGACTTTCAAGTGTTCAGCAAGCATGTTACGCACTCCAGTAATCCGTGGTTAGTGGGAACTCCGATGAAGCGAACACCGGCAGCAATTGCAGCCTGCTCATCGGTTGGTCGGTCTCCGAACATTATGGAATCTGCAAGGCAGAGGTTCATTTCATAGGCGGCGGCATAGAGCAAACCAGGCGCAGGCTTGCGACAGGAGCAGTGCCCGTTGTCATGTGTACACATGTAAAATGCGTCGATGGCGAGCGAGTGCATTACCCAGGCGTTGATCTGCTCGGCGAGGTATTTTGTCATTCGTCCGCGAGACACGTCAGGCTGGTTCGTTATGATTGCAGTCTTGTATCCAGCGTCTCGGAGTATGTCGCACGCCTCTTGCGCGCCAGGAAGGACCTTCACTTCGTCGAGGGTTCTCGGCCCTCGCGTGGATCTCCCTTCGGGGAATGCCTCCACAAGGACGCCGTCTCGGTCAAGAAATGCGCACTTCGCAAGAGTCATGCAAGAGATTCCCATTTGGCCTTTTTGGTTGACAGTTTTGATACGAGCCAGTGAGCTACGACGCTCTGGATTCCCTCTGTCGCTGGCGTCACGAACTCGGGGTCCGAAACGGGAATCAAGATTGTGGTCTCTGCAACGGTTGCAGCGAATCCTCCGTTGCGGCCAACAATTGCGAGGATCGTTGCGTCCTGCCGGTCAGCAAATGAAAGGGCTTTGACGATGTTGAGGCTGACGGGCGGTTCCTTAGAGCCGCCTCCAACTGAGAACACGAGCACAGCGTCCTTGCTGCCGAGCGTAAAGGAGTCAAGCCATAGCGTGTAGGCATTGTCCCAGCCGTGGTCGTTGGCGGCGGCGGTGATGTAGGCTTGATTGTCGCCAACTGAGTGGGCGTCGATTCCACAGAGCGTTCGGAAATCGGATGCTGCATGTGACGCATGGGACATGCCTCCACCGTTGCCGATACAAAAGAGCCGTCCACTTCGCTGCCGTAGTGCGGCAAGGTGATAGACGACTGATTCCACAGATTGAACGTCGATGTTTCTGAGAGACTGAATGGCGATTTCTAGCATGTTTGGATTCCCTGGTTGACGAATTGAAACGGGGTGTGAACAAGGCCCGCGTTCGACATGGTGGCAATCAGATGTTCTCGTTTGTCGAGCGGACAGACGAACAGCATGTAGCCTCCCGCTCCAGCGCCAATGCACTTGCCGCCCTCTGCCCCATTTTCTCGGGCCAGTTCGTACCATGTGTCAATCTGGTCAGTAGATGTTGGTCCAGTCTTTCGTTTAGCAAGCCAATGAGCGTGCATTAGTGGCCCGATCCCGCGTGCGCCATTGCCTACTAAATCAAGGTGCGTCTTGATTCCAATATCTACGATTTCGTGCATGGCCTCAGTCGCGTCGCAGTCGCTGACAAAGTTGGATGACTGAGCAGATAGTATCGTAGCGGCATCCCTTGATCGCCCCGTGGAGAACATGGCAAGTCTTGCTGCAAGGTCTTCTGGTAGCGCAATTGGTTCAGTGCGAACTTGACCGTGGCGGCCGAGCCAGAAGGCGTGGCATCCTCCCAGAGAAGCAATCCAGGCATCTTGGATGCCGGTGGGGTTGCCGACGCTGTAGCGTTCAATGTTATAGGCGGCTCCAGCAAGCTCTTCGCCTTCGAGTTCCGGGTGTCGCAGCTTCAGCAGGGCAACCATCAAAGCGCCGCTTGCGCCAAGGCCGCTGCCTTTTGGCACGTCACTCTTGGCTGTGGCGTAGATGTTCAATGGAATGCCAGCCGCCCTGGAGTACCGCAGGTCAACTCGCTCCTTGTTTCGGCACTGACATACACCATTTCTGCATTGATGCAGCGATACCGTGAGGTACTTGTCGATGGTGGCGCTGATGAAGAATCCGCCGAATCGACGGGCGTACTGCGGGTTGTCGGACCCGCCACCGGCAAGGGTGATTCTGAGGGGGACTCTGATAGACGCTGTGGTCATAGGTTTTCGTACCTCCATGCGCTTTCGATCATGGCCTCAAGGTCGGTAAACTTCGGCTTCCAATTCAAAAATGCTCGCGCCAGAGACGAATCGGCAATCAGCGTGTCGGGGTCGCCGAGCCGCCTGGACGATTCGACGACAGGGACAGGGCGTTTGGTGACTCGCTCGACGGTTTGAATGACTTCGCGATTCGAGTAGCCCTTGCCGATGCCAAGATTGAACGCGCCGGTCATGGTCTCGTTCTGAAGGGCTAGAACATGCGCCTCGGCCACGTCGTCTACGTGCAGGTAATCCCGGACGCAAGTTCCGTCGGGCGTGTCGAAGTCGGTCCCGTTCAACGGCATCTCGGGACGGATCTTGCAGGCGGTGTCCATTGCAATGGATACCAGACGGGTCCGGTGTATAGGGCGTTCCCACGCTTGCTCTGTCGCGCCGCAGACATTGAAGTAGCGGAATATGATCGCGCTCAGATTCGGAAACCACCCCAAGGCGCGTTCAAAGGCGAGTTTTGATGCGCCGTAGGGAGTTGTCGGTTCCTTGGCAGCGCCCTCGATAATCGGGGACCGCGCATCGGGGCTGTAGACGGCGGCCGTGCTACTGAAAATGAGACGATTGCATCCGTTCTTCTGCATGGCGGACAGCAGGTTGATGCCTCCAGCAAGGTTCACGCGAAACGCTAAGAGTGGGTCGCTGGTGCAGACAGGGATTTCTGACTCTGCGGCAAGGTGCATCACGGCGTCGATGCGAAAGAACGCACCGCTTCGCTCTAAGCCTGAGTCGCAGATGTCTCGATGAAAGAAGTCTGCGCCGACAGGAACCGCATCTCGGTCGGAATATTTCAGGTTGTCGATCCCGACGACTTGGTAGCCGTGCTCCAGTAGCTTGTGGCATACAGCACTTCCGATGTATCCAGCTGCCCCAGTAACAAGGATTCTCTTCACTGTGCCTTCCTTCCTGATTTAATGCGAGACGCCACAAGCGATGTCCATTTCTTGTCTCGCGTGTAGTGGTGCAAGAATACTGGAACGACTCTGTCTTCTACATGGCACACGCCGCTTCTGTCAATAGTGGCAAGCGGCTCGGTCGCATACCTCTTTCCTAGGTGCTCTGGCTCAATGACTGTGGCGGCAATATTCGCACACCAGCCCTCTTGCTGATCGGCGAACTTTGTCCTGTGTCTGTATTTTGATGTATGCAGCAGGATGTTAAATGCGTCTTGGTCGTTGTTTTTCGTGTATGGCTTTGAGCAGCACATATCCCAAGTATCTTTTGCCAGCATCCGCATCGTGGATGCACGCGCAGCAAATGATCCTGCGTTGTAGAGAAGGTGTGGTGAAATGGCGTCATAGTGTTCTGGAAATGTGTCTCGCAGGTTCCTGCTGACCCACCACTGGTCCTTGATTCGGATGCACTCGCTGCCGACAACGATTTCATATTCTTCGGGCAGGCGGGCGAGCCACTTGGCAGGGTCGGTCTGGACAACGAGGTCGGTCGTGTCCAGCAGGATCATCCACAGGTCGTCTGGCATGGTCTCGGCTAGCGCGGCGATGTCCCGGAACCTATCCACGACAACGTGCCTGTCGTTGCGGCATGGGATGCGAGTTATTCCGTGTGATGCCAGTCTCCGCACGCTCTTGTCGTCCATTCTGTAAGACAACATGTAGACGGGTCCAGTGAACTTTGATAGTTTGATGGACTGCGCCCACGATTCAAACCTCGGCCAGCGAAGATTGTCCGCTGCGCCGATGATGGCAACTTCGGCATTCGGCGTCGAGACGTGAATCGGAAGGAGAGGTTCCGAAAGGTGCCGCACGGCCTCGAACTGAAAATGGCCGGGGAACGCCTTGGTCAGAAACGGACCCCGTTCGTGAATACGAGACGCGGCATAAAACGCCACGTCCCGGAGACCGTCAAACGGTTCAGATGGAACATCGGCCAGCAGAGCGTCGAACGTGCCGTGGTATGCTTCGACCAGGTTCATGTCGTATTCATCGGGTTGATCGAACACCGGATTCTCGAACCTGTCCACGTCGGCGGTGTGCCAGTGCGTGGCGTAGTTCAGCATTTCCAAGTAGGTGTTGTTAATGCGGTGCTGCCGCTGATTGAGAAGGTTTCCGAAGGGGAAGGAAATGCCGTCTTTGGGAATGTGAAACAGAACGAAAACGTGTGGTTGGACGGCAAGTTTGGGAAGCAGGAATGACAGTGAAACTAGTGAGGCGGCAAGATCGGTTACGACGGAATCGGAAGTGACGCGGCGATTGGCATAGGCGACATAGGATTCCGTTCCGTTGCGCAGGCATTCACGGCTGGAATACAGGTACTCGGACGGTACTTCGGGATAAAGGGTGTCCCAGAGGCGTTTCGCCAGGCATCCGTCGCGGGCGAGAAACAGAACTTTGGCGGCCTGTTTGGCGGCGACAAACTCGCGCAGTTCGTGGCACCACGACAGCAGCATGGGCATGTTGAATTGGATTTGCAGCTGATCGAGGGTTCCGGCCGTTCCGCTGCGCAGGTCGGACAGTCGGCGGTAGCGAACCCACCACGCCAGGGATTCGGAGTGTCGGGCGTAAGCCTGTTCGTGAGCATCCAGGCCGGTTGCGGCAAGTTCGGTGCGGATGCCGAGTCGCCGTGGCGTGGCCACGTCGGCTCGCTGGTTGTCTCCGGTATGGCACGCAATACTGTGTTTGGATTTCACGTCGCGCCAAACCGTGCCTTGCGTTTTCCCGTGGCAGGTGACGTAAATCGTCACGTCTTTTTCAATTCCGGCTGCATCGAGAATGGTTCGGATCTGGGCTGCCGAGAGGTACATGTCACTGACGGCTATGTCGCCCGGTTTCACGCGACGTGCGTACTGCGCAATCGGGAATGCCTGTTCGCATTCCAGGGCCAGTTCCAGACGGCAGAATTCGTCGGCCTGCTTGTTAGAGAACCCGTTGTGCTTGGCGAGTTGCCGGTAGATGTCGTGGATGGAGTAATCCCGTCCCCCGGCCTGGACAGCAGCCTCGGCGCTGCGGCGTAGTTCTGCGAATCCGTTGATGCCAACTTGTGCGCCGAGAAGCGACCACAGCCGAGCGGGCGTACCGCACTTGCGGCCGATGATGGTGTCGAAGATGTCCCAAGAATTGGTGCTCATGTTGTAAGTTTTTGAAAAATCGCCAAGCCCGATACGTCGTGATACCCAGGAGTTCCGCCTTGCCTCCAGTCATGCACATCTTTGTTCAATAGAAGGCAATCGACATCATGGTTCAAAAGCCATTCCGACAACGCGCGGCGAACTCCGCCTTGATTGGTGCTGTCCCATCCTTCGGCGAACCGACTGATATCGTGCATGAGAACGATGCCTCCAGGAACAAGTTCGTCGTACCACAATTCCAGTTCACGAAGTGTATGGGCATATTGGTGCGATGAGTCGATAATCAGCATTTCAGGGCGACCGCCCAAAAGGTCTTTGGCAAGAGTTGGGTTGTTAGGGTCAGCCGAACATGCGGTATGAAGCCAGATGTATGGAAGAAGCCCGGAACGCATTACCCAGTCTGCTGTGACTTGCGTGCATAACGGATTGATATCCACCGACCACAGTCCGTGCTTGGCCCCCATGTGACGCAGGCAGAATCCTATCAGCAGCGTGGAATATCCGAAGCAGTGCCCGGTTTGAACAATTCGTCGAATGTTTGACCCGCTGATAAGTCCGATTGCGATACTGGCCATTGCTATTCCTATTTCACCTGCATCCCCGTGAACTGAGGTCGCATCATACCATTGCTGGAGTATCGTTTGTTCTTGCGGGGCTAGCGCGGCGTAAAGCAAGGGTTGGTACTGAGTCTGCGGGTCCGCATTCCAGTGCCGGAATGGTGGGCGTAATGTCGTGGTGTTTCGTGAACCAATGGACGGCAAACGCGACTTTCCCTGCGGGACGTTCTGTGGGTAACTGAATTGTGTCTTCGGAAATTCGGAACGCCACTTTCGGACAAAGTATTGCCACAGACCTTTGTAGTCATACCTTGCCGTGTGGCTGTCAACGTGGTAGATCGGCAATGGTCGCAGGTAGGACGACAGGCCAGTTTTTTGTCGTACAGTCAGACAAAAATCGAGGTCTTCAGCGCCGCCCATGAAAAGGCGTTCATCGAAAAGAGGTAAGTGAGAAAGAAGACTGGTTGAAAAGTATTGGCAGTAACCGGAAACGCAGTCCACTTTTCCTTCAAAACCGTGCGGCGGGGTAGAAAATCCCGGCGTTTGGTTTCGTTTGAGGTCTCCACCAAATGGACCAACGATGCCAACGCCTTGTGTTTGCAACGACTGTTCGGCAATATCTAGTATGCTGGTGTCCTGAATAAACGAATCGGAGTCAAGGCTCAGGATTCTGTCTCCAGTTGCCATTGAAAAGGCAATGTTTCGTCCTCCGCCGCAGCCGAGATTTCGGTTGCTGCGGCATAGGCGGCATTTAGAGTGGGTGGCGAATGCGTCAAGTTGCGATTGCGTGTCGCTGTCCGAACCGTTGTCAAGCACAATAATTTCCGATACGTCATCGCGCGGGCCAAGGTGCGAAAATATTGACGCAAGGCCGTGTTTGGCAAGTCGCCAGTTGTTCCAAACAAGAGTGACAATTGATACGTTCATGGTTTGCGGAAAATCAGGTTCAAAAACTGTCGGCTCCAGCCTCGGGACAGCGGAAGGCTGACGGATTGTATGTACTGCCACAGCAGGTTGGTTTCAAGATCGTCCCGATACCACGCCATCATTTCCGGGCCGAGTCCGTCGTCGGCGACCAGGGATTGAATGTCTCGCGTCTCAAAGGCGATCTCGAAGTCGTGGAAGCTCACGCCAGTTCCGAATCCGTGCCGCATTTCGATCAAACGGTTCTCGGATTGCGCCGCCGCCCATTTCATGGATTCCCGGTAGGCGTCGTGCGGAGCGCGATCGAAGTAGCGAATGGCAATCGGGTCCGGCAGTATGTGACCGAACGGCATTCGCGTGGCGTGCAGGTCGTGATACGTCAGCCGGTTCGGTGTGTGAGCGACGATAAACAATCCGCCCGGCCGCAGTAGATCCCAGAAACATCGCATGAGTTCCAGTCGCGGAACTTCGGGGATATGTTCCAGGATGCCGATGCAGGGAATTGTGTCCACGCCGTCGGGGAATCGTTCTGGCAGTTCGTCGATGGCGGATTCGACTGGAAGATGAAAGACTGTCGGGAGGTGAAATCCCAGGATGTTCAATCGCGACGTCGTGGCATCGACCATCAGCGGGTCGATTTCGTAACTGAACAGCGAACAGCCAGTTTGGGCAAGGGCACATGTCGTGGAGCCAGTTCCGCAGCCCGGTTCGAGGACGGTCAGTCCGTGAAGCGAACGAACCCGTTCAATCCAGGGGATGACGAGTTTCTCGATAGTGGCCTGACGCGCCCAGACGAGTTCCTCGCGGTCGCTGT